GACCCGAAGTCGCAATCAGCAAAGGAATTTTGAAACAGTGATGCAGATGATTAGTTTGAGAGCCCAGCCAACAGTGCTGGATGATCCATGCGAACACAATGGAGTTTGGCAGTTTGAATTTTCTGTGGAAAACGATGGCGTGTATAGCTCCAACGGATCAGCTGACGATACTTCTGCATTGTTGGCCGAATGCCAAGGCACACCAATGATTGTAGGCCTACTAGAAACAAAGACAATGCAATCTTACCTCAATACCAAATCGCCAGAACAAAACATTTGGTTTCAAACCATAAATATGTCATGATCGACGCCACAGACATTGAGAAAAAAAGTCTAGAAGCACACGTTGAGCTATGTGCTGAGCGTTATAAGTTATTAGAATCTAAACTCAGCAATGTAGAGTCAAGTGTTCAAGAAACCAAAGCCATGGTAGAAGATCTTGCAAAAACAGTATCTTACATGGCAGAAAAAAGCAATGATAGACTTATTCAATGGGGTGTAGGTATCATAGCTTCATTGGCTGCGTTGTGTGGTTGGTTATTCACTCATTATTTGTCCAAATGAACGCCGATCAAAAACTGGAAAAATTCGCGGTCAGAGAATACCGCCGCAATGCACATCACATTATCGTGGAAACTGATTACGATCAGCATTTGGTATTTGGCACTTACGTACTAAACCAAACGGGTCAAGGAGTAGAAGTTAGAAACAGAGCCGAAGACATTGTTGGTATATTTGGATCTCGTAGGTCAGCTCTCAGTTACTGCGTAGCCGACAAATACAAAAATTACGAATTGAGCAGACAGATTCGTCTGTTAGACGAGAAAAAACAAATCTTGGACGCAGATATACAAACTCACAGAGCCCAAGTTATCCAGAGTCAAAATGCTGAATTTAGAGATTTAGTCAGCAACAAATTGTCACAGCGAATGGCACAGCAAAGTGCTGTCAAAGTGCACCTTGAAAAATGCATAAACCAGGCTAAATACCTACAGATTAGAGGATTTCAAAATGAAACTGCAAGAGTTTTCACACACTAAACAAACTAACAATGTGGCCAAAGTTTTCGAAAGTCATTTTGGATCACACATGCCTTTTGAGCGACTGACCGGTGCCCAATGCAGGTCTATGATTTCTAGAATACAAGGTGTGATTCGAGAAACCAGACGCAGTCCAGGATTTCACAAAAGTGAACGAAATCCTGCCTACCTCAAACTGGTCATGATGGAACAAGCTCTGATGGCCAGGCTTCAGGAAACAATGCCGGCGCCCGCGGCTGCCGCGGCGCCAGCGCAGAATCCAGCTGCAGTGCAAGGATCACTTGCCAAAGATCCAAAATTGGCTGCTGCCCTCAAGAAAAGCGCAGCCGGACAAACTCTGACACCAGATGAACAAAAACTGGTTGCCGGGGCTGCCATGATGCAGACAGAAAATCGTTTGCGTCGTGCTTACCGCATGTTGAAAGAAAGTGAAGTGCAACAAGCACAGGTGGTACTGGCTGCTCAGGATATGGTAGACAAGATGCAAGGCATGTTGGAAGACGTCTCAGAACTGCAGTTCAAAGAATTACCAGCTCTGGTAGATTCAATAAAAAACCAAGTTGGTATTGATCAAGCTACTCAATTCAACACTGATGCTACCGCAGCTCTCACTGGCCTCATGCAAAATCTACAGGGTGCCAAACAACAGCTTGACCAGGCTCTGGGAGTGGTCACAGGCCAACAGTCAGCTGCTATACCTGGCATGGATGCCGGTGCAGACATGGCCGCAGCCGGTGCAGACATGGCCGCAGGCGCACAGGCCGCAGATGCTGGCATGGATGATTTGGATGCCGCTGCTGCGGATGCTGCCGCTGACATAGCACCACCGCCAGCCGAAAATGAGCCGGCTCCTGCTGCTGCTTTGGGGCGCGCTCGTAGATAATGCGTATCGATGAAGTTGACACTGGACAAGTCAACACTGATCCAAACAAACTTTTGGGTCTGGTAAGATTTCTGTCCGGAAGAGCTGATGATACCAATGCTCAAAAACAGATCAGTCGTGATGCATTTATATCCGCTGCTCGCGGGCTTGGTATCATGGTCACTCCAGACAATCTTCCTGAGCTGATCGCAGCCAAACCATTAAGCAACGTATTAGAACCTCTAGATCCTCAGTCTGACCAGATAGCTTTCAAAGGCGCAGACATTGGTCCAAATCAAATGTCTGTGCCGCAAGCACAGCAAGTAGTGGCTCAGGCAGCCAAGTCAGCCATGCAGCGCCGTAAATAATCAGAACATCTCATTTCTTGCTTTTTGACAATAAGTATAGTATACTGATGGTGGAGGTATCTATGAAATCACTTCTAGCAATTGTGTTGACCGCAGTCTCAGCTGTGTCATGGGCCGGTGGTCCACATGGTCACCGACATCATCACGGGCATCGGCACGTTCACAACCATTGGAACTGGGTGGCTCCGGCCATTGTAGGAGGAGCTGTGATCTATGGTTTGAGTAGACCTGCAGCACCACCGCAGGTCTATTACATGCAACAACCATCTGTGTTGCCCCCGCCGCCTTACGGATACACCTACGTGCAGTTGTTGGATGCCAATTGCAACTGTTATAGATGGGTATTGATTCCGGGTTGATGTCATGAAGCATTGGAAAGCATATATCAAAGTAATTGAGTCCAATACTCAATCAAGGCAATATGTGGCCACTGTGGCTGCACAAACTGAATACGATGCTGCCAACAAGCTGCGCGAACAACATGGACAAAATTGTATAATTGGATGGATAAAGGAGACCAGACTAAATGGCTTACAGTCAATTGGTTATTGATCATTATGAAAACCCACGTAACGTGGGCAGTTTTGACAAAACAGATGAAAGCGTGGGCACAGGCATGGTAGGAGCTCCGGCCTGCGGAGACGTTATGAAATTGCAAATCAAAGTGGACAGTGAAACCGGGGTGATCACAGATGCAAAATTCAAGACCTATGGCTGCGGCTCGGCGATCGCAAGTTCATCACTCGTTACGGAGTGGGTCAAAGGTAAGACGTTGGACCAGGCAGGAACTATCAAGAATACTGAAATCGCCGAACATCTTGCACTCCCCCCAGTTAAAATACATTGCTCGATTCTTGCTGAAGACGCGATCAAGGCTGCTGTAGCAGATTATCGTAAGAAACATGATATCTCTAACTAATGCCGCTGAAAAAAAGATTGTACAAACCTTACAGCGCAGAGGCCATGGGCTGGGCATTAGAATAGGTGTCAAAACTACAGGTTGCTCTGGCCTGGCCTATGTGTTAGAATATGTAGATAAACCTCGATCAGAAGATCAATGCATTGAATATGATCAATGCAAGTTATTTGTTGATCCCAAAAGCAGTGTGTATCTACAAGGCATGACCATAGACTATGTGCGCAACGGACTCAACGAAGGATTTGAATTTCAAAATCCCAATGAACGCGATCGATGTGGATGCGGAGAAAGTTTCAGAGTATAGAATGTACAATCCAAAATTCAACTACAAACCAATTCCACGTGTGGTAGTGCAGGGCAAACGCTTTTACGCCACCCCGGATGGCAACCGATTGCCCAGTGTCACAACCATTCTAGACCGCACCAAGCCAGAAGAAAAAAAGCAAGCCCTGGAACAATGGCGAAGAAACGTGGGCCATGAACGTGCGCAACAAATTACCACCGAAGCTGCCAATCGAGGCACACGCATGCACACGTACTTAGAGAAGTATATCAAAGAAGGTGCCATGCCTCCACGAGGCTCAAACCCGTTTGGTTGGCCCAGCTATGTCATGGCCCAAGAAGTTGTTGCCAAAGGACTGGTCAATGTGTCAGAATTTTGGGGCATAGAAGTGCCGCTGTATTTTCCCAATGTGTATGCAGGTACCACAGACGGTGCAGGCATCCATCTCAACGATGAATCTATTCTAGACTACAAACAAACCAACAAACCCAAGCGTAGAGAGTGGATTGAAGACTACTTCATGCAGCTAGCAGCTTACGCAGAGGCACACAATGAATTGCACGGAACCAAAATTCGCAAAGGCGTAATTTTGATGTGTGTCAAACCTGACCTTGATGCCCAACACAACATCGTGGGCCAGCCCAAATATCAAGAATTTGTACTGGAAGGCGCAGAATTTGAAAAATATCGCACAGCTTGGTGGAAAAGAGTTGAGCACTATTACATGCTAAATATGTGATACGTCAAGGACTATCACTGTGGCAATTGTACAAATATCAAGAATCACCCAACGCAAAGGTCTAGAAGAAGACTTACCTCAGCCTTTGGCCGGAGCAGAACTTGGCTGGGCCATTGATCAGCGGCGATTGTTCATTGGCAATGGTGAACTGGAAGAAGGTGCTCCCACTGTAGGTAATACAGAAATTCTTACTGAATATTCTGATATCTTGGCCCTGGCTGCAACCTACACCTATCAAGGGGCCGCAGCCGGATATGTGGTACAAACCGGCCCCACTGCCGGCAATCCAGTTTCTTTGAATTTACAGTCTTGGTTGGACCAATGGGCAACTGTAAAAGATTTTGGAGCCACAGGTGACGGTGTCACTGATGACACTGACGCTATCAACCGAGCACTGTTTCAACTATACTGCAGACAATCAAATACTCAAATTAGACGAAAATTGTTTTTTCCTGCAGGCACCTACAAAATATCTGACACACTACTGATTCCGCCCTATGCCACACTGTATGGAGAAGGGCCAGAAAATTCTATAATCAGTTTTGAAGTAGAAACTTGGAGCAGCACTGTTGGCTATGATGCTGGAGAATTGGTAGAAGATTCTGGCAGTTATTATCGGGCTTTGCTTGCAGTGCCCGCAGGCACCTCTTTGGGCAATACCACTTATTGGGATCCTACCACTTTGCCGGATCATGTGGCCAGTACCGTAGACAGTTTGCAACAGTCCGGTGTAGATATTGGTACCAATGGAGCCACGGCTCCCACAAGCATCACCGTTACCAACATGAAATTCTCAACCACTGTGGATACAATTTCTCTTTTGTTGGTTGAAAAATGTGTGAACTCCAGTTTCAATCAAACTGATTTTCAAGGACCACTCAGTGCAGCACAATTGTATGTGGCCAATCTGGGACAGCGAGCAGTAGATTTTGAGAGTTCCGGTGCACTACCCTGCACTGCAGTGAGATTCAACGGTTGTAAATTCAGTGGGTTAGCCTATGCTACCAATGTCACAGACGAAATCATTGGGTGCGCATTCAACCAGTGCTGGTTTGACACTTTGTACCAAGGAGTCATATTGGGGGGAGCAGTGGTCACCAATGGTGGACCCACTGGCACCCGAATCATGCACAGTTTGTTTGACAACATTGCTCTTCAGGGAATTTATATCGAGAACTGCTCAATGAATGTCAGCGGATATAATGCATTCTATGATGTGGGCAACAACTTTTTTGGTACTGGGTTTCCTGCCAGTCCGGTCATTGACATTTTTACCAGTGGCAATGAAAGCGTGGGCGACATGTTTGAAAGGCCGACCAGTTATATCTATGCCAACGCCAGAATACAGTTGAATCAAACTGCCAGCATCGGTTATGAAGGTGCTGAACAATTGCAGTTAGGCACCTATACCAGAACCACTGGAGTCAAGACCACTCTGCCAGACAATACCACAGCCACACTGTTTACATTGGATGCCATACTGGTCAGAGCATTCCGAATTGAGTACACCATCACTAGAAACACTGCCACAGATGCCACTGTCACTGGTACATTCACAGTGGTGGCCAGTACCGACGGAGCCGGAACTGACTTGGCCTACAATGATGATTTTGTACAGAACGACGACACCGGTGTAACATTGAGTGTGAGTGAAACTGCCAGCGTGATAACAGTGACCTATACCACTAGTGCTGCAGGCTATGATGGATACATTTATTATTCTGTCACAAAGCTGGCCTAATGTGGGAACGATCTTTTGATGCCAGACTGCATAGCTGGGCTACGCTGCGCAGTCAAATTCAAACTGTTTCCTTAGATCAAGCACTGGCTGGCATAAATCAATGGTGGTTCAGATCTCCATGGACTGCATACTATCTTCATTGGGACGACATAGAAAAATGGCCTGATCCGTGGCAACTTTTGGAGGACAACATGTTCTGCTCTGTTGCACGAGGGCTTGGTATACTGTATACTATTGTGTTGATTGATAGACCCGATCTCCAGAGCGCTGAACTGCTAGAGGTCGGCGGCGACAATTTAGTTGTGATTCACGGTGAGAAATATATATTGAATTGGGATCGAGATCAAATCGTAAATATCAACCTAACAGCAAAACCAGGACGTCGACGGATCAGTCAACAACAACTAAAAAAACGGATTCAATGAAAAATATCACCGTAGTCAAGCGCAGTGGCCAGCGCGAGCCACTGGCATTGGAAAAATGGCAGGCGCAAATCGCTAAAATCTGCACAGGTATCGCAGATGTCAGTCAAAGCATGATTGAAATACGCACTCAGTTGCACTTTTATGATGGTATCACCACAAAAGAAATCGATGGCATTACCTTGCGTGCCATTGTTGATCTCATTGATGTTGAAAGCAATCCTGATGTCGGGCACACCAATTATCAATATGTAGCAGGCAAACAGAGATTGAGCATGCTGCGTAAGGATGTGTACGGTCAGTATGATCCGCCGCTTCTGTTGGAAATTGTCAAACGCAATATTGCTGTAGGGCTCTACACCCCCGAGCTACTGCAATGGTACAGCGAGGATGATTGGCGTCGTATGGATGCCATGATTGATCACAGCAAAGACGAGCTCTACAGTTATGCAGCCATTGAACAAATGATTGAAAAGTATCTTGTGCGCAATCGTGCCACAAAGGAAATTTATGAAACTCCACAAGTTCGTTATATGGTTGCAGCAGCCACAGTATTTCATCGCGAGGAACCTAACACGGCTCGCATGCGCTATATCAAGGAATACTATACCGCTGCTAGCGACGGTCTTTTCACACTGGCTACTCCTGTGCTTGCTGGTCTTGGCACTCCTACTAAGCAGTTTAGCAGTTGTGTTCTCATCAGAAGTGATGACGACCTTGACTCAATCTTTGCCAGTGGGGAAATGATGGCCAAATATGCCAGCAAACGAGCTGGCATTGGACTTGAAATAGGCCGACTGCGACCGTTGGGCTCGCCCATACGTGGCGGCGAAATCATGCATACCGGCATGATCCCATTTCTAAAGAAATGGTTTGGAGATTTGAGGAGTTGCAGTCAAGGTGGAATTCGCAATGCAAGTGCTACTGTTTTTTATCCTATTTGGCATCATCAGTTTGACGATCTTATCGTGCTCAAGAACAATCAAGGCACCGAAGAAACCCGAGTCCGTCATATGGATTATGGGGTTGTGCTTAGTAGTTTCTTCTGGCGAAGATTCCGTAACCGAGAAAACATAACTTTCTTTGATCCCAACGAGGTACCTGATCTCTATGAGGCTTTTTACCGAGACACTGTTTTATTTGAAAATCTTTATGTCAAATATGAAGCTAGATCTGACCTCCGGAAAAAAACTATGTCTGCTGAAGAAGTATTCAAATCTGGCATCCTTAAGGAGCGAACAGACACTGGTCGTATCTATCTAGTGTTCATTGACAATGTGATGAACCAAGGTCCGTTTGATCCTGAGTATCACACCATCTACCAATCAAATCTTTGCTGTGAAATTCTCCTTCCTACAAAACCGTTCAAACGCCTGGACGACGATAATGGCCGTATCGCACTCTGTACACTTGGGTCAATCAATTGGGGTGCCTTCAGGAATCCTGAGGACATGCGGCGTGCTTGTCGCATTCTTCAA